GCTAGGCGCAACGCTCGAATGACCGCCAGTCGGACTGGCAAATCATCTGCTGCGTCCACACAGGCGCGGGTCGTTTCGGGGCCACAGATACCGTCCACTGTAACTGTTCCCAAGGCTTTCTGGAGGTCCTGAATCGCAATATAGGGACCAGAGAGGACTGCATTGTCCACCAGTTGCCCTTGGATAGGGAGGCGGTCCAGACGATTGATCCCGTTTGCGTCGACATAGCGGCGCTTGAGAATCCGAAGCGCCTCATCTTCACTTAAGGTTTGTAACTCCTTACGGGTGCATCGACGCCCCTTCCATGCCTCGAAGGTTCGCATCGTAATCCCACCCTTTGTGGGACCGCCGCGATCTCTCGCATCCTCCGTGTAAGCAGGCCATCCCTCACGTTGCAGGATGTCGGCCAGTATCGTATCAACATTCACGATCCCTCCCGGAAGCTGGTGACTAAGGCACTGACCACCGCGCTTACCAATCCCCCAATAATAGCTGCATAGCGCAACAGCGTGTTTTTGGATTCCATCGCACGATCATCTCGGTCGGCTAGGACGGCGACCTTCGCGCTCAGGCGGTTAACAGAACTTGATAACTGATCCAGTTTCGCATCATGGCGGTCCATCCGTGCCATGAGTTGTTGGATTTCCGTAGACATGACGAATCACGAATGGAAAGCAGTCTCCTGATTACGCTCGAACTCCTTAATGGCGTTTTCCAGTGCAACCACCGCATCTATCACTTTTCTCGCACAGTCCTCGACGGATTTGTTTTCGAGAAGTTGCTTCTGTGAAACTTCACGTGAAATATCTAGCATTGAGAGGACGAGGCTGACTGCCGAATCCTGCTTAACCTTGCCCTTCCCCTTGATGAACTTTTCGACCCATCCCACTGCGTCGATAATATAAGGAACCAGCGACATCGCTTTCTGAAGGAATCCAGTCATGTTACTTCTCCTTTGCAGGGCTGACAAACTGACGTTGGACAAAACTGACCACGGCAATGACCGTAGACAGGGTAATCGACAACTGCTCCACCGTTAATTCTAGCCCAAAGGCTCCTGCTAATGCGACCGCCACCGTAATGGCCCCGCCATACATGACCGGTTCGTTCTTGAGTGTTGGTTTATTCTGCATGATATTTGAGACTGCTTTCTGAATGGTCGTGACCAGCGCTTTGCGCTTGGTCGCTGGCATGTCCGTCTTCTCTAGGAAGCCTCCGAGTTTTTTGCCGAGAAACCATGTCACGGCCTTGCGTTTAAACGCCCCAATCATGGAAGCGAATGCTCGTCTTTATACGCCTGCTTATACGCGGCCTTCAAGTCCTCCTGCACATCCACTACCTGTGCATCGAAAAATCCTGCCATCACAACGAGAAAGGACTGCGTAGAGGACTTCTTGAGGAACGCCGTGGCTTCCGATTCGGCCCGTTCTTCCAGATAGTCTTCGTCGTTATCGGGATTAAAACTTGCCAGCAACTCCTCACCCGCTAACTGTTGCGCGCGAGTGGGGTGATCATAATCGACACGCCATGTACTCCGGTCATCGAGTTTGCCAATACTTACCCCCACGACAGGAATGCCAATCCGTTCCAGTGCTGCAATCAGTTGTGCTGCTATCATCGTTACATCCAAACCATCGCGGAAATACCGCTTTGTCTCGCCAAAGGCGCACCATTATCCCCAAACCATGTTGTCGTACCCGCCGCCGTATTCGATTCCAGCATCGCATAGTAGTGATAGCCATCCGGTTGATCCTTGCTGAGATAGGCGGACGAGGTAAACGTATAATCAGCCACGACCGGAGTCGCCGCCATGACGACCGTGCCTGTCGCATTGGCCGTAGTACTGCTCTCACCAATCCCCACCGCCATGTAGGTATTGACGGCGGCGGCGTCACAGGCACACATGACGGCATTGTATACCGTAATACCAGTACCGCTTAATCCAACGACAGACTCAATCTTGTTGGCCGCCGTATTGTTCGCTTGCCGAATCGTTGCACCTGCCCCCGACCAGCTATCCGCGCTCGGCAGATAATACATGTGCCGTTCGACGCGGTTGTAGGCGTTCCAGACAAGACGCGAGGCTTTCGTGTCTTGGGTTTCTCCAGTGCTTGAGGTGGTTCGGAATGTTCCAAGGTAACGACGGGAGGTCGCGCCGGTTTTGACATAGACCCCGTTCTGAAGCACTAAGTCGGTAGAGCGCGTGGTATTGTTGGTCCACGCATCACCAGATTCAATCGTATCGATCGTGACCACTCCGTCATTGTTGTAGGCAAACACGTCATAGTTCTTATCCGCCGTCAATCCCGACAAACTATGTGAGAGTTCCGCAAACTCACGCACCACCCACCGGCTGTCGTCGTAGAGCGCCATCCGATTACCATTGTAGGGCGTAAAGTAGATCGTCGTCTTGCTTGATTGATCCGCATACGGCACCGGATCGCCACTGGTCAGGGTTAACCGTCCTCCACAGACCTGCGGTTGCACCAGCGCCACACGCGACGGACTGAAGTCCAGCACAATTTCCGCACTACTGGTCGCCCGACCCACATAGCGTTGATTGGTTGGGGCTGTTTCGGTGCGTCCTCCGGCGGTACCGCTGAGATACTGAGGTTTGCCGGTCGTTAGACCAGAAAACCCAGCCAGCTTGCCGCCAATCCGAATCGGGCCTTCCTCACCGATGGAAATCCCTGCCGCCACGACACCCAACACCGCATCGGTGTTCGCATAGTCCTTATCCGAGTCGGTCTTATACCAGCGGCCTGCGGTCAGTGACCCGGACCCGTCACTGAGATAGACAAAGTTATTAGCCGAGAGCGCTTCACCAGCGGTCCCGGCGACTTCAAGTGACGCGCCTTCCTCGCCCTGCAAGGCCAAAATATTGTCCTGCGTGTAGACCGTGACGTCAGACGAATTGTCCACTCTAAACTTGTAGGCTTTGGGATCGAGATAGACGGTGGCGCGACCGCCGGCGTCCAAGATTACCGGATTCGCGTTCGGCACCGAAAGCGCCGCATCGCTATAGGTAGCAAGATTGGTGGTCGATCCGGCGACATATGTATACAGCTTGCCGCCTGAAAGAGGGTTCCCGTCGTTGTCCAGAAATTGAATCTGGGGAACGGGCATTACGGTACCGGTGGCCATTTATTGTCCCCCTTGAGGTTGATTCATACGTTCCCTCGATCTTCGGTTAAGCTCATTCATCTGTTCTTCGGTTAGGTCTGATCGACCCGTAGAGCGCTGTTTTCGTAGCTGCTGATCAACCCACTCTGTATCATCAAGTGATCCTCGCTGCTGTTGTTCTCCTCCGACCATCGTAAATGGCGCCCGAGTCGCCCGGAGCGCCGCCCCGGCGGGTATCTGGAATGGGCTCGTCATTCTACGTACAGCCTCTCCCGTTGTCGGATCAATCAGCGGCCTTCCTGCCATCCCGGGGTCGCGTGCTCCCTTAGGATTAAACCATGTCGAAGGTCTAAGTAGTTTCCGTGGCCCCTCTCTACGGATAGCACCCTTGCCCAGTCGATCCAACCCAACGGCAAGACTCGTCGTGAAAATGGGCTGTTGAAACCCGCGCATGAGACCCATGGCAGAGACTCCGGCCAAGGCATGACCGGACGCGAGGCCCCCGGCGCCCATCATGTAGTCAAACGGGCCTAGAATTTTTGTATTCACCTGTGCGGTCCATTCCGGGAAGAAGCTGTCCCAGATCCCCAGCATCGCGGCTTCGTCATCAAGCAGCTTACTGACTGCCGGATCGTCCAAGTTGTGCAGGTGATGGCGAAGATAATCCGCCGCGTGAGTCACCTGATCTCGCATTCCCTCTAGTCTGGAACCCGGTCTCACGGCAGCGGAGTTGCGAGCAAAATCAAGAAACCGTTTGGCCTCCATCACATGGTAGGGGTGCATATATGGTCCTTTTGGAGCCCCCCCTAATCCCTTCTTGGTTTTAGTCAACACATACTCGATACCATCCTCCGGCGAGCGAAAGATCGACTGATTGGGTTTTAATTTTTGTCCCGGCTGTAGGCGAGTGCGTAAGACCCCTTCCTGAATATCACGAATTAACTGCTTCATTTGTGCAGCAATCGGGGTCAGATACTTGTCGGTCATTTTTCCGTTTACCATACGTGCTTCGGGATAGACAATGGCATCCATATCAGTCGCAAGGTCATCTAATAGCTGTAGGACGGTATTTTTATCGGGACCAACTTTTTGGTAGGCGGCACCCGGCGCCGCGGCGGGAGGCACACTAAGATTGACTCCTTTTTGCTTGCCCCGAATGATGCGCCAGATCAGATTCTTTTCAATATCATCATCAATTTTTGTTCGCACATAGCGAGCCATCTGGGCGCGACTTCCCCGCACTCCTTCAATGATGGCTTTCCGAATCAGTTGAATGGAAAACATACTATGCTTGTCTTGCCCTAACAGCTTACCTCCCGTAATACGTCGTCCTCCAGCGGTCTCGTCTATTCCTTTTCCCGCGTCCTTTGCTCGGCGTGCCGCGGCCATCAGTGCATTTTTTTCAAAGACGCTTTTTTTCAAATCCTCGGCCATGACCTTAATGGCTCGCGTCATGAGTCGTTCCGGGAAGGCGGTAAAAATGCCCTTGCCTAGCGTGCTAAACACCTTCCCCATCGGATGTGCAGCGGCCCCCATAAGAGCGGCAAATTTTAAGGTATCCTTGTCGGTTCCACTGACCAACGCTTCACGGGCGGTCATGTCAGCCGCCCCATACGCCAACGGCCACATGCGTCTAAGCGTCTTTTCTATGACACCGGCACTATAGGGATCTCCGTAACCCAGACGTTCTGCTAACTTTGATCCCGGTCCCACGGTCTGTTGCACTTTTCCGACCCCCGCGGTGACGGCCTTCGTTCCCGGCAGACCCTTGAGCGCCTTGACTGGGTTCCGCATGTAGGCAGACATCGTCGCGGCTCCCCGTCCCCACTGTTCCGGTGTCTGAGGGATGATTTGTCCTTCTTCAAACTGACCCACCTTAGCATCCGAGTACGGAAAACGGATAAGAGTCGCAGTCAACGGGTGTTCCCAATCAAAGGGAAAATGCACCCCCGCAATGCCCCATGAATTTGTTCCGTAAAGAGGATCACTGGCCGCCATTTCCGGATTCTGCTCTATCATGGCTCGCCGTTGTTGCAGGGGACGATATTCCTCGCTAGCCCCGAGCAGCTTTCTGAGTGCATCGCCGCCGTGCAGCCCCATTTCGAGCACCTTAGATCCAAAGCCTTTGGCAAACCCACCCACGCCCATCATGGCTTGAAGAACCCGAGCGGCTTCCTGCGCGTCCTCGGTCTTGGCCAGTTCAGGTCCCATACTGTTCAAGGTTTCGGCAATCTGCTCTGGATCGGCTGTCTGTAACAGCGTGTCGTCCTCTGAAGAGATGATCGGAAGCTGCGGGTCCAATCCCCCTCCGAACGGTCCCTGTCTATAATGTTCACTCGTTAACTCTTGGAGACGTTGGGGATCTAGTTGAGGCCTAGACGGGGTAGGGATAGGAGGACTAACGGGTGAACCTTGCCCAACGGGTGTCCACGCCTGACTCTCCGGGCGATCATCGTATACCATCCCTTCGAGGTTTGGCTGTTGCTGAATTAACACCTGCCAGAGATCGTCATCACTCAGGTTCCCCATCTCGGGGTTGAGTTCTCGTAGATCATTGAGCACCCGAGAGCGGAGCAATTCTGGTCGTGGTTGTGCCATCGTTATCCTCCCCCCGCTCCACGGATTCCAAGTCGATCTTCTAACGACTCCATGTCTCTCAAGAGAGCGTCATTCTCGTCTTTGTTCGCCCAATATTCTGGAGACCATTCATTTACCGGACGTCCCCACGCTTCTGTATAAGGCGTCATCCCCTGCATATACGAGGGCAAATTCAACCGTGCCTGATTGGCCCTCTGGCCGAGAGTCGGACCACCTGCATCCGGATTCAGGATACCCTCTGGTGTATACATCCCCGGATTCGGCCCCTGACCATAGTATTGTTGCGCGGCTGCCTGCCGACGTGGGAACCATCCCTGATTGTAGCCGCCGCCCTCTACGCTAATCTGTCTCGCCGCCGCATCCATTTGACGCATGATTCCCTGCGCGACGACCAGTTCCTGCATATCCCTCATTCCTGTGTCAATGCCGCCCTCCATGTAGCCTACCTGATCCATGCCGGTCCCGACCTTGAAACTAAAGTTCCTGAGGTGGTCGGGGGGATTCTCGACGAGTTCTTTGGCATCCTGTGGCGTCATAAAATGGGTGCTGGGTTGAACCCCACCTTCCTTTGTTGGGTCCCAATCATTAGGCACAACGAGAACCGGCAACAATCCGACACGGGTTCTTTGTTCGAGAAACCCGGCAACATCCTTGCCGGCAGCCGAATAGTTTTGAAGATGCGTAAACCGTTTGGCATTGAGCACCAGTCGTAACATCCGAAGCTTACTTTGCACAACGCTTTTGGGGTCGGTTTCAGTCGGCAGAATAAATTTGTATTTTTCTTCGTCTTCTTTCCGTAGGACGCCACCTTCCAGACCTTTTCCAATGACCTGCTTGGCGAGTCTAAGAATGGCGGCCTTTTTCTGAAACTTTTGCGCCCCTCCATGCCCGAACCTGCCCATAATCGAGGCGCCACCCGCTGAATAGAAGCCTTTCGTGAATGCGTTAATATTCGGATCAAATACTCCTTGATCTACTTCAAGGCCCTCATCGACATCGCTTGCGCCCAGTCGGGCTGGAGCGCCGGCAACAGAACCGAACAGTTCGTATTCCAGTGTGTCGAGCGTGGACAGTCCGTCATCAATATCGTTCATGTCAGCAATTTGTGTACTGCTTAACTGGGTATTGCCACTGCCGGTGGGAGCGCCATACGAGGCAATGAGCCTTCCGGTTTCTGGGTCCATCGCATAGACCATGCCTCCAGTCCCGTAGAATGTTAAGTCCCGCGCACCCTTGGTGACCATATTGCCGTAGCGGTCGTACGCATCTCCATTCAGTGTGTATCCTTCTTGCCTAGGATTATGCACTGTCCGCACCTGTTTCAGTGACTCCTTGAATGGAAGCGTATCCAAGATCGAGGGGTCTGCCGCCACCTTCTCGTTCCAGCGAGTAAGCATTTCGGGTGGAATTATTCCGGCTCGTAGAAGCGGACTTTTCAGGTCATTCCATGTGTTTTGAAACTGCTCCGGGGTCAGATTTCCGCGAATCAGACGTGACGTCAATGCGCTCACTTGATTGGTGGCGTCACCCACTCTCGAAGCATGGAGGTTTTGTAGGGCGTCGGTATCTTCCTTGCTGAGACCGGTAAAATCGGCTGGGTGCCACGTGTCCGGATTCTGCCGGATCGACTGTGTGGCCGCCTCCATCCCCTCAAGCTGTCCGACGAGTCCTCTAGTTTGTGTTTCAAACAAACCCTGCTGTGCGCCAGCCCTTTCTGCTTCTGCCCGTACCCCTTCTATGTCGGCAATGGCCTTGTCCTGTGTCAGCGCAAATTCCGCTTCGCGTTGTGGTCGCGTACGTGGAAAACCCAGCAACTGCGTGATCGGTTTGATCTCTCCGACCCGTGTTGCAAGGCCCTTTAAAAAATCCGTGCGCGGTTGACGAGGCGCCCTGATGGCCCGTTCTTCAAAACCAGCCCGGTTAGTCAACAGGTCCGTCAGGTTCGGCGGCGTTAATTGCGGGGTGCTCGGCGTTAAGGGTGTTTGAAAAGCCATAGTGTCTCTTACAAAAGTCCAGTCAGAATATTATAGTGACGATTCCGATTCCGTTCGTACTCATTGACGTCATCGAGATACTCCTGTCGTGCACGCTCATACGCAAGTTCATTTTGTCGCTGCGCGGTCAGATAGCGGGTCGGATATGTCTGTAGTAACGGATCAAACTCATCGAGTGCCGCCTGTCGTTCCCAATCATAGGCATCCACCACATTCAGACGGTTTGCATCATAGATGTCCTTGGCAACGTCATAGCCCTGCTTATAATCCAGCAGATTGTATTCAGCACGCCGATCCCATTCTCCGAGACGACGGTCATAGACGTTCTGGTAACCCAAGTCGGCCATGCCTCGTCCATACTTCTGCAAGTCTTTCCATGTCTGCCCAGAACGCAACATACCCTTCGCCGCTGCAGACTGTTCCAACGCCCGTTGCCCTTCCTGAAACGCAAACTCAAATCCCGGATCGCGTCGAGCGTCCTCTAGCGAGGGAGCTTGAAACGGGTCAATGGGTTGATACTTGTCATACGAAAACTCTGGCAGATCGGGACGTCCCGGTGCGGTATATTCTGGAATGCCCGGAAGATCCTGCGGGGTGGGACGATTAAATGATCCGCCATAGGCTTCCCACGCCCACGGTGGCGGCGTCTGGGCGACCGGTGGTGGATCATCCGGTGGTGGATCATCCGGTGGTGGATCATCCGGTGGCACTTGTCCAGTCGAAGGATACTTATGTCCGACGTAAGTGTTTCCCGGATTCGGGGGAGGTGTAAACAGTAAGTTGGCACTCATGTCCCGTGGCGGATCAGTCGTACGAAAGGCCGGGTTTTCTCCATACATATTTGGCCGTTCACGAAACAGGTTATCGAGTTCAGTATTCGATAAGTGGTCTTCAATCTCGGTGGAGAAGGGCCTATTCTTAAACGAATTACTCCAGTTATTTTCCCAGTCGCTTTTCTGCCACGATCTTGGCATATCGTTAACCTCTACCTATTAAAAATTCACCTTCGGGAAAAATGGGGTGACCGACCTTACCGGACCTGAGGCCGCAGTCGCAGCGCCTCGACCGGGAATCATGATCGGAAACCCACTCGCTTTAGACGCAGCCGCACTCAGCCCCGCTCGTGCAAGTTGGCCCCACATACTGCCCCCCGGAATATAAGAACCCGCGATCATAGCGCCCACCGGGGCCACGTCTTTTAGAAATCCACCCACATTCCCCCAGAATCCTTTTCTCTCCGGAGGAGCGTTCCTTGCAAAGAGCGCTGCCGCTCGCTCATCGCTATTCGCATACTTCGGATTGTTTAGGATAGTGTCCGAATTTTGCAGGAGCGACGTGATCGGGCTAGTTTGGTTCCCTGACAAACGATCTTGAAGAATCGGCGGCATATCTGGCGCCGAATACTTCCCTAATGTGCCTTCGTAATCGGGCATACCCACCGCCTTGGCCACTTCGGAAGCCGCGAAGGACGCCAAAGCGCGACGAGGATCACCATGGGCGCGTTGGTTGGCTAAGTCTATACCGAGGGTCCACTGGCGTTGCGCGTCAGATTGTAGGTCCCGACGTGCCGCCGCGGCTAATTGGGCTTCATAGAATGGACGTGCTGCCGCGATAGCTTGTTCTTCCGTATCACGATCACGACCCGATGCGATTAACTCGATCAGACTTTGTAAGGCAGGATCAGCGAATGACTCTATCGCGCTCGGATCAGGGGCTAATGCTGCCGGTTGTGGTGGAAGTGACGCTATGACCTCATCCCGGAAGACCGGAGGGTCCGGCTGTTTGTCCTGCCCTCGTATCCCCGGCTTTAGGCCCAATCCGTCATACATTGCCCCAAGAGCACTACGTATAACCTGAGCCTTAGGTTCGGTACCGACTCGGTTCGTGGGGTCAAATAGTCCTTTACCTGTTTGCTCTTGATAGGCCCTGAGGATGGGGCCAATTTCACCCTGATTTGTCGTGGCTGGATCTATCGTCAGACCCGGTAACCCGAGATCTTCCGTCGTACTAACGCCAAATTCTCCACCTCCGGACCCATTCAGCCCTAACGTGGTATATGCCTGCCAAAAATCTTGTGCCATAACAATAGTGTCCTTATGTCGGGACTTCCTCTACGGCTAAATCCAGTCGATACTGCATCGCCGTGCCTCCAGACGAAGCGTATGTCGTACTATACGTGATTGGCTTTGAATTATCACTCCGTATCATTAGGCTCACGCTCTGTGTCGTCCCGGTCGTATTCCCAGTCAGGGCGTCGGTGGTATGAGTGCACGCCACCGTCCCATCCGTCCACCCCAACGTGACGGTCAGGGAACTCGACGTGGAAGCCGCTTGCATAATTCTCGCATAAGTCGAAACGCGATACAGTCCAGAGGAAAGGACGGGTAACGGAATCGACGTCGTCGCTATCGACGCAGCCTGACTCGTCAATGAATTGAAGACCGCTGTTAGAGTGGTCGAGTTCGAGTCGAGTCGCTGCTGTGCCTGTAAAAAGTACTCGTACCATGCGTTCGAGACCACACCGGTCTGCTCCGGACGTCCAGAGCGCATGTCGATGCGCGTATCGACTAAGGTAGAATCCGCCGGAATCGGCGCCGTTTTGGACACTAGTGTGATCCGCCATCAACGCGAATATAGGCATCTAAAATTCTCCATGGTACCGGATCGGTCATCGTAATCGAGGGCAGTAAGTTCCGTCCACTGCCCAGACGCCACCACTGGGCGCGATGAAGATATTCCCCGATCTTACCGGCACTACGCCAACGTTCTGATCCCCATGTAATTCCTCCATCTCGGCTTAATTGAAGCATGACTTGCGGGTCTTCGCCCTGTCCGCTAACGAGCCCTACTCCGACATCCAGATGCAACTGAAAGTGATCCAAAAACAGACGCTTCTGCTCGCTTTGTAAGGCAGGCGGAATACGCTGTCTTCGTAACCCCTTGCCATCAACATCCGTAAACACGTCAATACTCATGTTATAAATGATCCCGTTGCAGGGGTCACCTACCAGATGTTTGTCAAAGACATAGGCGTGATACTGGGGTCCCCATACTTCATATTCCATCGAGTCGCTATTCCACTGTCCGCGTTCGTGCCATAATCCAAGGCTGACGTCGTAGACCCATGTGGCATTGGCGGAGGGGAAGTTTAATTCATAAAAGCCGTGTCCTTGATCCTGATAGGTAAAGGCTACGGCGTCATCAACCTTCTCATAGTTCGATAAGGCAAACTCCACCGCGTGTGTGCTTACTCGCTGTGCATCATACCCCTGCATTCCTATTACTTGTCGACCGCCGTCCTTGGTTTCGGTTAACCAGAGGACCGTATTTCCAATCGAATGCGCGGAAAAGGGCGCCGCAATGCCATAAGGAATAATTAAATTCGGGACTGGCTGGAAAGGAAATGGCGCTCCACCGGCATCAAAAATAGGCTCGGTTGTTTCGGTCCCAAAGAGAAAAATAATTGGATTTTTCACCAATAACGCTTTCCACGGATCTGGGGCAGAATTACGTTGTAAAATCTGCGTGCTGTCCCACGTCGTGCCATCGAGCAAATCAGAAATCTTGAAGGTGGAGGTAGACTGGTCTAGCGCGACAAAATAACCGTCGACCATCCCTCCCATCGTGACATCGTTGACCGGGTTGCTAAACACACCCGTGGAGAGATTGTAAATGTAGCCCTTGTTCCCTGATGTCACAAACAGTTCATCGCCTCCATCACCATTCGTGGCAAAGGTGGCTGGATTGGCGTCTCCTTCCACTGTTCCCAAGCTGGTAAAGGTTCCCGCGGAGTTTAACTCATACAAAGTGTCCGACATCACCGTAAAGCAACGCCCGTTCTGGGCAAACAGTCCTCGACACGGACCAGACGTTGATTCAGAGAACGATTCCACTCCGGGAGTAGGATAGAGTACGGTTTGTTGACCATCTCCCACTTCGAGACGCTCGGGATAGAGATTCATACAGCGCTCTGGACGCGCCAGTGGGCTTTGTGAGGTGTAGGACGGACCACAGAAGCCGGGATACGACGGCATTAGAACAATCCTCCTCGAAACTGGCTGTTCGTCATCGTCCGGCTTCGTCGCGTGAGTGACCGATCAATCGGCACCTCGCGTATCCGCACATTGGAACGCTTAATGCGTAGCATCGCACTCGATGCTTGGTTGCGGAGGTCCGGCGAGACGGGTATCCCATAAAAGGGAGCCAATTCGACGGCCAGATTGCTCCGAATGGCCCGTTCGTATCCCGGCGGAAACGTATAGGCCGTTGAGAGATCAGCAAACTCGGTTAAAGGCGTCGGCA